TGTTTTCCACGCCGCCCGCTGAAACATCAGAAACAAATAGGTTTCGAGTTGATGAACTGTTTTTCAAATATGCCACGTAATCGCCTGCTGTCGCAGTAATGCCGTCATACACAGCCGTAAACCCAAGCCCGTCATCCCTAGACGAATACATTATTCTTGGAGCGGTCTTTGCTGAAACGTTTCCTCTTTGTGTTGAGGATACCGACATATCACCACTTTTACCCTTACCATCTTCTATTTTCATTTTTTAATATCCTCTTCAGTAATAACGCAATCATGGCCTAGTGAATTATATGTATTCATGATTTTTAGTTGATTTAAAATCTCATTCATTGTGTCTTGGAGTGTTGTTGTTCTATCCTTATCGTCTTGCGTCATAATTATCGGTACTGGATTGTCTTCGTCATGAATATTATTAACCGACGTAGTCACAGGCTGGTTAATCGTCACATCGACTATATCTTTTACACTAACTTCAACCGGTGTCGAATCATCAATGACGATATCGCTCTTCTGCTCAACAAGTATTGCATCACCGGTGTCATTTTTTGGTAATGGCGTGTAACTCATTCGGCCACCCACTTACTTGTGCTTATAGCAGCAAAATCAAACGACATAAAATTGCAATTCATTATCACGCTAGTATCGCCCAATACTGTGGCAACACCATCAGTAGATACAATGCAATTATTTGTAGCATCTTCAGCTATTACGGTTATACCCTTGCCTATATCATCAGCGGTAATTATGGGCAGCGTTACGGTTACATCTTTATTTGTCGCATTAACAACAACAATTATGCCGAATTCTGCTAGCGTAATATCTGTATCAGTTACATTAACAACCTCTGGCGCGATAATGCCAGCAATTAAATCGGTACTTCCGCCGGTTCTATTCCATAACTGAAAGAGTATTTGCTGTTTACGCTCAAAGAAATTTCTTAAATCTGGCTTGCTGAAAAATTCCTCTGGTATCCTAATTTGTGGCGGCGGGTTTACTTTTACGCTCATCGGCCAGCCAATCTTAAGTCAATAGCCGCAGAAAATACATTTAACGGAACCGGGTCTGATGTAGTAATTCGTATCATCATATCGTAAAAGCTTTTCATACTAAACCACTCAGCGCGGATATTAAACTCGCCTTGTCTGCCTGTTTTCAGCCATGATCCCGGTCGCCATGTGTTGCCACCATCATAAGAGGCCTCAATCATAATTAAAGGATCTTCACCCTGCCCTGATAATAATCCGTTTCCTGCCTGTATAATTAATTCTAACCGGCTCATCTGTACGCGCTTGCCTTTTTGCCCGAGTGCGTCTCCATTAATCGAGCTAATTACGCGCCGTCTGCGCCATGGTGATCCAGCTTGGTCGTATGTATTAAAGTCTAATTCATACAAATCGCCATTGTATTCATTACCTATCAGCGTTTTTCCGTACACCTGAAGCACTGATCCGGCGTTGTATCGCTCCTCTGCGACATCCTTTGATAATTCAAACCACCCGTTAAGCCCAAGACCCTCAATAATGCACCAAGTTTTATTTGCAGTGGGAAACGTGAGCATATAAAACACATTATTATCAAGTGTAAAAGTTTCGCCAAATGCATCATCTGTCTTTGTGTAGCTTTGAACCTCGCCGGCAATTGCGGCAGTACTTATAACCTGCTCTTGTCCGCCTCGCGCCCTATAAACCTGTAAATCAGAACCAAGCCAATACATAAACTGACATGTGCTGGTCATTGAGTGTATTGCAGCCAGTCCAGAATTGATTATCTGGCCTTCTATGCGGTCAAAGGGCGGCGTACCAGCACCAGAATTATACCAAGGCTCTATGCTTCTTTTGCCTGCTCTATATAAGACTTGATCAAAAGTGTAATCTCTTACCAGATCATCTGGGTTACTTTCTGCTCCAGCAGCATTTAGGCTTGTTGCTGTAGATCCATCACCGACATCACTAAACACAGTCAAGCTTGGAAATGTGTATGCAAATTGGTTATTGATAAATGCGACTGATTGCGCGCCGACAATATCCAAATCGGTGATAAGGGTTACGTCTTGAGAGATTGAGTTATATTGATTCACGATCCCATCGGAGACAATAAACATATTTATACCGTCATCAGCAAAGATGCATCTGTCTGCACCTTTTATCGTTCCTCTCGCTGTATGTGTCCCGATCTTAGCTATTTCGTACAGTGTTATCCCAATGACGCGGTACGCGACTTCGGCCATCTGATGCATACCGCGATCCGCTCCAGCGGGAGCTGAATAAAGTAGTTTTTGACCAAGGAACGACTTTAATACATATTTATCTTTTCCTGACTCGTCGTACTCGTGGTAAATGTTTCTTGTTTCTTGCGACGATAACGGCCTAGACCTATCTTGATAAGATGGACCAGCAATGTTTAACGCTATCGTCTGGAATGTCATTACGGAGTCGCACCCTCTATTCGCATAACAGGTGCCGCGCCATACCTTCCAGAGTCCGCCCTTAAGTTCGCGCCCTTAATTGCCGCTATAAATTGCTGGTAATATATTTGCGCTTCCTGTATTTGCTCGACATGCTTTTTTAAAGCCCACATGCACCCAAAAAGATAGATTGATGGATGGTTTGTTAAAACCGTGTTTGTTGTATTCGCACTAGATAAGCCTGTGAACGATTTCATGTATTGCATTTCAACTAAATAATCAATATCAGGATTTCTATCGAATTCAAGCTGATCAGTCACGGTAAAGAACCTAGGCAGCCCGACTGTAGATATAATATTCAACTGCCCAGGTGTTCTATAATTAATTTCTATAGATGCACCATCTGTTATCTGAATTCTGAGCTTTCTCATTAACTCAAATCCATCTGGAAGCGCAAGGTATCTGCTCGGGGTTGTGCTATCCATTGAGGCAGTAGCACGCGTCTCTTGGCTTCTTATTTTTAACGGAGCAATGCTATTCGATAACATTTCAGACTCAGCCAAATTGATGAATGTATCTATTTTAAGATCCATATCATCACGATGAGACCAATCAATAATTTCATCTTTTAGGTTGTCGTAAGTATCTAAGCTCATATTTCACCTAAAAAAGGCTTTCCTCATTATTTTACTTAGAAGATGGCTTTTTTGCCGGCGCTATTTTTTCCATCCAATTATTACTAAACTGCTGCTCAGCTGTAACAACGAGAGGCGCACCTTTATCATCTACTTTACGCGGATGATTAAAAGATTTTAGCGTAAACTCAGCACCTTCTTTTCGTAAGCTGCCATAAATAAAGCCTTTCTTACCTGCTTTAACTCGTACTTTCATATTTTCTCCTAAACCCTCCCAAGGTAAATTCAAGGGAGGATTGTTATCTAGTAATTACGCGATAGTAAAGCCATCAGCATAATCGACAGTCGCATCAATCATACTCATAGGAGTTAGAAAAGCGCTAACAGTGATGGTCGGCGTAGTGCCAGCGGTTGTGTATCTAATACCAATATATCGCTCATCGTCACCAGCCGAAGTCGGTGGAACAGGGATGGCAAACTTATAGCCAACCACAAGCAAATCGGCGTCTTGAGCTGGAGCGGCTGGCGTTCCTGACTCATATAGCCGTTGACCCATGGTGACGTAGCCAGATGTTTGAGCCGCTACAGATGAATACTCCAAAGTAAAAGTATAATCCTCGTCACCGGTTGTTTGATCTGCCGCCAC